TAGCGCCGCCCCTAAGGACGGCGCCAGCCCATCTATCCCCACATTTCAGTGATCCCGGTCACTCGCCTCCCCGACTCAGCTGGGCGATCTGACGATCGAGGTACTGGCGAGCCTTGCGCAGGTCCTCCAGGCGCTTCTCCTCGCCGCCCTTGCGGCCCTGCCGCAGCAGGTACTTGCCACAGTTCCACAGCAGGGGGTCGGAGGTGAAGGCGGCGTCGAGCACGTCCCACGACTCAACGTTGGCCGCATCGCTCAGGCCGAGCGCGGCCAGAGACTGCCCGAGCCACGTGTAGTGCTGCGGCGACTCAACGGCCTCGCCACTAGCCCCGGCCTCGTCGGAAGCGGGTACGGCCGGCGGCTCGTACCCCTCCCAGATTTCCAGGTAGCGGCGGCTAGGTGAGCCGTACTCGGAGAATCCCTTCTCCCGGTAGGCGGGCTCCAAGCTCTCCGGGACGTACAGAGTCACGTCCCCGTAGCCGTAGGGGTTCTGGGACGGGTCGCCCAGTCCGTTAGGTGGTGTGGCCGAGGACCAGTAGAGCCTGCGGGACCTGGCCGGCGTGTCTGGCACCTGATCCAGGGCCTCGACGTAGCCGTCCGGGAGGGTGAGCTGGACGTTGGGCGTGAGGCCGTCTCGGACCTCGAGGTTCGCCCCATCACCTAGGTACAGCTCGACGTCGAGGTCCAGCCTGAAGATGCTGGACGTGCTCACGACGAAGATGCCGTTCTCCAGGAGGATGCTCCCGCCCCCCTCGGCCGAGGTATTCCAGTACGCCTGGGCGAACGATCGCTGATCTCGTGCGATTCTGGTGAAGGTTCCGTACCTGCTCATGGGATGTCCTTTCGGGTGGCTGGGTGAGAGTGGTTTAGGCGTCGCCCCTCACGCTCGCGGATGCGCTCTCCGAGCGTGAAGATCGGGAGGCCGATGGCCAGGGCTACGGCGGCGGCGGTGAATGACGCAATCATGCGGCCACCCCGTCCCGGACGCTCATCCACGTCGTCACAGCCTCCAGGGCGGAGGCGCCGAACGACACGGGGATCGTCGCCCCCTGCGGGTAGACGCCCCAGCAGCGCTGACCGCAGCGCTTCAGCTGGGCGACGGCCTGACCGTTCTCGTAGACGAGGCACGTGCCGGCCTCGTGCAGGGTGTCGGCGTCGAGCGGCTTGATTCGCGCCTGAGGGTGCTGGAAGACGCGAGTCCCGGCGGTCCTGATCGGTGAAGTCTCTGTGCTCATGATTCCTCGCTAGGTGGTAGGTGGTGCGGGCTTGCCCTAAGCGTATGTCGTCATACGCCCTAGGGCAAGCCCGCAGCGGTCAGATCAGGGTGAAAGGCGTCTCATCCTCCTTGCCGATCTTCGGAGGCTTGCGCTTCCACTGGCCGAGGACTCGGTCCACGGTCTGCCGAGTCATCCCGGAGACTGAGCTCAGGTCCGACTTCGACACACCGCGCGAGTAGGCCACCAGGACCTCCTGCTGAAGCGCCGCGCGGGCCAGTTTCGCGTCCCTACGTGCCCTCCTGTCTAGCCGCGCGGCCTCCTCCAGAGGATCGCCGAGCGCGGGCTCCGGCTCCAGGTCGTCGGTCTGTGAGGTCGGGAGTCGTTGCTCCAGGCCGTGGGCGCGCTCCTGCGAGTCCTCCAGGGCCTTGGCCTGCTGGACGGCCAGAGAGAGCAGTTTGCGCAGGTCCTCGGTCATTGCCCGCTCGGCGTCGATCCCGAAGGCGCCGCGATACCCCTTGCCGCCGGCCCAGGCCTCAAGGCGCTTCGGCAGGTCGGCAACGTCGTTGATTGATGTCATAAGTGTCTCCTGTAGGTCAGGCGTCCAGATAGCGGGTGGCCCAGGCCAGGGCGAGGGCGACGACCTGAATCACCTCGGACTCCAGGTCCGAGTTGTGCCCGGTCTCGGCGTCGTTGTCGTAGGTCAGGCAGGCCGCGACCTCACCGATCTCCTCCACGAGGGCGAACAGGCGGGTGGCGTCCGTGTGGTCAGCGCACTCCAGCGTCATGCCGGGGTGCTTCTTAGTGGCTCGGGAGTACTCCTCCAGGGCGAGGGCCAGGACGTCGAGGTCAGGGCTCAGCAGGATCGACGCCGCTCGGGCTATCTTCCACAGTATCTCCCGGGCCGCGGCCTTCGGCAGGACTCGAGCGCTGTAGAGCTGAGACGCGTAGTGGAGCATCCAGGTAAGCTCTCGCTCTGGGACGAGGTTCTCCGGAGGAATCGTCCAGCCGTGGTGCTTCTTGAAGCCCTCCTTCCAGACCTCGATCATCCGGTTGCGCGTGGCGATCTCGCCTGGGATCGAGATGGAGGCCTTCTCCAGCAGGTCGTCAATCTCGGACAGCTTGCCGGAGGTGTACGCCCACGTGTAGGCGTCCTGGAGCGCGCGCTCCAACTCCTCCACACGCCTCTGCGACGCCCGGAACAGGGCGTCCGGGCAGGTGTTCTGAGGTGACTTCATCTGTCTCCTAACGTAGTTGGGGTGGACGTATGAAATCATACGTCCACCCCTCAGGAGATGCAAGCCGTCAGAAGCGGGGAATTGCTCCCGCCAGAGAGAGACCGCTCACAGCGCGCCGAATCGTACCCCGGGGTACGAACAGGGACGCCTGACCGGCGTCGCGCAGGCCGAGCAGGCCCATGCTCAGTGCATCCACCTGGTCGTCGTGCCGGCCCGATGGGAACGCCCGCATCTCGGAGATGAGCTCATTCACCCAGCCGTTGCCGGGGTCCGACGGGTGCGGCAGGTAGACGTTCCCGGACTCGATCTCCGGCGTCACGGCCCGCGCCCGGACCTCCTTGGACGACCGCGGCTTTATCGGCTTGATGCCTGCGACCTTCTTGCGCAGCACGTCGATGGCCGCCGTACCGTTGGCCGCGTCCTCTACGAGCCGCTGATGAACGAACGACCCTCCAGGGCTCGCCTTGTCGTCCAGGTCGCCGGCGTTGCACCAGCGCAGCATCCTCTCCACGGTCTGAGTGAAGCTCCACTGCCCCCGCTGCTGCGCGATCAGGAACCGGTCGGGACCCTGCCGGCACCAGCGCTGGCCGACGGCATAGTCCGACGTCGAGCTGCCCTTGAAGGTGAGGTCCCACGAGTCGAGCCACTGCCCGCGCTCCAGGCGCTCGCGCGGGAGGAGGATCACCGAGTCGTCGCCGTCCTTGACCTTGGAGGGGTCGGTCGTCCAGAACCGCAGCCAGCCGAGGTTGAAGATCGATCCGTCGGCAGGCGTCGGGTGCTGCTGGTACAAGGCCTCCCACATGTACGAGCCGACGGACCGCTTCAGCGAGTCCCAGCGCTCCAGCGCCTCCTCGCGAGTCTCCTCGACAAGGGGGCTGTAGAGCGGGTCACCGGGCTCCCGTCCGAGCGGGTCGTCTTCCTCGGCGATGGCCGGGAAGATCACGTTCTCCCACTTGCCGGCGTCGGGGTTCTTGGCGGGGTTCAGCAGGCGGCCGATGAAGTCGTCCTCGTGCCAGCGGGTGGCGATGGCGATGCAGAGGAACGGGGGCTCCAGACGGGTGACGGCGTTGGCCTGCCACCAGTCCCAGATCGCCTCGCGCTTCGACTCGCTGTGCGCGTCGGCGAAGTCCTTCACGACGTCGTCCATGAGCATGACCTTGAAGCCCAGACCAGTGATCGACTGGCCGGGGGCCGAGCGCGAGACGATGCCGCCGCCCCGCGTCGTCTGCCACTCGCTCACGGCGCCCGCGTCGGACGCGATCTTGATTCCCCACTTCTCGCCGTCCTCCTCGACGAAGCGGCGGACCTGACGGCCCCACGCCGTAGCGAGCTGGGGAGAGTGCGAGATGAGGCCGATCTTCCAGTCCGGGTGCTGGCGCAGTAGCCAGATCGGCAGGTTGATCGAGGTCAGCGTGGACTTCCCCATGCGCGGCGGCATGGAGATCGTCATGTAGCGGTTCTCGCCGGCCTCGACGGCGCGCACGGCCTCCGCTAGGCGGTCCGAGAGGTACTGGATATGGGGGCGGCCGGCGTAGGCCTCGTCTAGCTGCTGCGCGCTCTCCAGCGGGTCGGCCGCCTGCCTGTAGGTCGGGTCATGCGGGTATGGCGCGCCGGCATGGGGCTTGCCGTCGCACGAGGGGCGGTCGCACTTGGGCTGGTTCTCCAGCCACGCCTGCCGCTTGATGAGCGCCTCCAGCTCCTCCTCCAGCTGGGCCGGGGTCATCTCCCACGGCTCCAGAGGCTTCTTCACTCGGGGCATAGGTATCTCCTATCGCTGAGGCGGAATCTCATATGGATACAGAATACCGCCACCCCTCATCCCAAAGGGTGGCGGTATCTCTGCCCCAGTATCCCGGGTCAACTCTACTGCTCGGCGTCGATCACCTCAACTTCGGCTGGACCTACGTCGATGAGGCCCTGCTCACGTTTCCGGCGCTCTACCTCCGCTACCAGCTGCTCGATCCTCGACGTAGTGGCCGAGGCTGTCATCTCGGCCAGGTTCGAGGAGACCTCGATCTGCACCTTGGCGGAGTCGGCCCCGGCGCCGGCGGCCTCCCGCTCGATGCGCGCCGCGACGTCCATCATCTGGACGATGCCGTTCGCGCTCATGCGGGAGATGCGGTCCTCGGTCAGGCTGTCGAGCCACATCTCCGCCTTCTCCAGAGCCTTGCGGCCGAGGGCCCGGTGACGGTCTCCCATGGCGATCCGGTAGCGGACGAGCTCGTTCGCCTCGTTCTCGGCCATGTGCTTGTCCCACGCCTCGACACGCTCCTTCCAGGACCACCGGGCCGAGTAGGAGTTGCCGTTAGGCGCGTCCCGCACTCGGCGCCGCTCCATGTCCCTGTAGGTCTTGAATGAGGCGTAGGCGGCCTCGGTCTCGCCGTCCTGACGCTTCCAGATCGGGCGGGTGTAGTCCAGTGGGGCCGGCTTTCGCGGCGCCGGCGGCTTCGCGGTAGTCACAGCCCCTCCAGAGACGATGTACAGTCCTGGGACGGTGCCAGGGACCGGTTCACGAGGGCGCGGGCCAGGTCCTGAGCGAAGGTCTCGGCGAACTCCGGGCTCCAGCCCTGCTCCCGGACCATCTTGATTCGGATTCCGGCGCAGGCCGCTGTGATGGAGAGAATCGTGTCTCCGGCAATCATGAGAGCGTCGCCGGCCTCGGCTACGCCACTAGCGGGCTGCTCCGGGATGTCGTCAATCACTTCACTTGCTGCGGTACCCATGAAGTAAGTCCTCCTTCTCCTGCCGTTTCATCTGATCGACCATGATCCGGTAGATACGGGCCACGGTCTTCGCGTGCCAGCACGACGCCCAGCGCGAGTTCTGCCCGTGCTTGCACGTGCACGTGAACCGCGGGTAGCCGTGGTCCGACTTCAGGACCACGTGGTGGAACCGCTTCCCATCGGCTCGCTTCGTCTCGCCGGTGTTCCGGGCAGAGTAGGACCGGACCCACCACACCCGAGGGTTCACCTCGTCCTGATAGACGGCTCCGGTCCTCCAAGTCTCGCGGGCCGCCTTCAACTGGGCCGGAGACATCTCCTCCCACTCGAGCTGTCGCACGAAGTCGAACTCGGTAGCGGTCAGCCTAGCCCTCGCCACTGAGATCACCTCCAGCCCCGACGACGGGGTACATGCTCGACAGAGTTGAGCCGGTCAGCGCCTCACGCACCGCCCACTCCGCCTCATCGGCGTCCAGAACTGTGCAGGCGGCGCCGCCGGCGGCGCGCACGCGGCGAATCTGGCGGACCTGCTCGACCGAGGTCCTTGCCAGGGCGTGGGCCCTTGACTCGCCGGGCTTCTGGTGCTTGA